CATATTTACACAAAGGGGAAACAATTATTCCTGAAGGAAAAAGAGGAATACAAATAAATATTGAAAATGTATATGGGGTAGATGCAGACGATATTTCTGACGCCCTACAAACTAAATTGGATACATTAATAAGTACATAAAATGGTTGTTCATACTAAACTCACTATAGAAGGGAAAACTTATACAGATGCAAATAAGATAGATGTGATTTCATCAATAGGTGTGAATAATTCGTCTTCATCATTTAAAATTGAATTTCCGAATGATGATGGTCAATATAAAAACACATTTAATATTGGTGATGAAGTTGTGATTTATGCAGAAAAAGATGTTTCTCCACCAACTACAAAAATAATTACAGGAATTATTGAGGATATAAAATTTAGAGGGAAAGAACAAAAAGAAGATATTATTTTAAGTGGGAGAGATTATACAGCAAGATTACAAGATACAACTGTAGAGCCAGAAGTTTATAATAATCAAGAAGTTTCAGCAATAGTAACAGACATTATTAGTAAATATGTAGTTGGTATAACTACAACAAATGTTGATGTAACTTCTACAATATTAAAACATATATCTTTTAATCAAACCCCTGTTTATGATGCTCTCAAACAATTAGCAGAATTAAGTAATTTTATTTTTTGGGTGGATACAGATAAAGATTTGAATTTCAAACAAAAAGGTGTGACATCAAGTGGAATAACTTTAGATAATACAAATGTTATCAAATCAAATTTCAGGACAACTGATAAAGAACTGTATAACAAAATTTGGGTATATGGTGATAGGATTTTAAATGCTTGGAAAAACACATTTACAGCAGATGGAACAGGTAGTGTTTATATATTGGATTATAAACCATATAATACTGAAGTAGAAGTCGCTGGTTCTGTTATGTTAAGGGGAGGAATATTTGAAATGATTGTTGGAGCTCCTGCTTCAGGGACAGAATATTTAGTTGATTTTGACCAAAGAAAAATTATTATATGTTCAGGAACAGAGTGTGGTGATAATATTCCTGATAATGGTGTTACAGTTAAGGTAGATTATGATAGGAGCACCCCAATTATAAAATATGGAGAAGATAGAACAAGTATTGATACATATGGACCAAAAACCAAGGTTATTGTTGATAAAACAATAACTGACCCACTGATGGCAAAAGATATTGTTGTTTCAACACTTGACCAATATTCTTCACCTTCTATGCAAGGAACTATAGATGTTCAAGGAATTGTTTATTTAATTGCTGGAAATACTGTTGTTGTTAATTTATCTAACCAAAATATTTCTTCAGAAACTTATGATATTTTAGAAACAAAATATAGTTTTACAAAAGAGAATTGTCTTATAAATAAGGTTTTAAGAGTTAAAGTAAGTAAAAAATTGAAAGATGTTGTTGATACATTGAAACAATTAATTTTAGATGTGAAAAAATTACAAGCATCAGATATGATTACTACTGATGTTTATAGTAGAATGGAATTTGGGACAGGTAGTTTTGGAATGAGAGTTAAAGATTGGTATGTTAAAACAAAAACATTGGGCAGTAGTTTTGTTTTAGGACATCCTGGAACAAATCCTGGAGGTATTCAGGCAGGAGGAATATTAGGAAGTGTTACTATAAGTGGAATAAATTTTTTAGGAGATTCTCGTTCATCATTCACAATACAGCAATCAGGAGGTGAAGGAATTTAAAATGGTTTTTACAACAATTGGACAAAGTGGTGTGATTTTAGCAATAGGAAGTTTATCATCAAATAGACCACAATATATTGCAATAGGTAGTGGGAGTGGTGCAACTATATCCTCAAATGTAAAGTTAGTATATGAAGTAGATAGAAAAATACTAACAAGTGGTTCTATAGATACTGTAAATAATGAAATTGAATATGTTGCAGATTGGAATAGTGTTCAAATGAGCGGTATTAGTTTAAAAGAATTCGGAATGTTCACTGAAAGTGCAGCAAATACAGGTAGTTGTTGGAGTAGAGATGGTTTCAGTGCAGTAGATTTTGATGGTAGTAATGAATTACAAATACAATTAACATATCAGATGTATTAAATTATATAATATAAAAATAAAAAAATAAAAATGAAAGAATATTATAAAAAATATAGAAAATGACAGCAGAAGGAGAATTTCCAAAAGTTGATGGAGATATTTTATATGCGAGTGAAGTAAATGAGATGCATACAAAAGTATTTGATGTAGTTCATCAATATATAAATTCTTCATTAACGAGTGGTACTGACTATATCATTTATGGTGGAAGTTTATTTTATAACCCAGGCGAAATTATGACGAATTTTATGCAGATACAAATACCAACATCATTTATAACAAGTACAGGAGACCCCATAAGTAATAGATTAAGGATTAGTGGTGCAGATGTGAATTTTACAACATCACCTAAAACACAAACATTAACTCACTCATATGATATGTCAATTAACCATATATTAACAAGTGGTGCTCTAACAGCATCTGGAGGAGATGTAAATAACCCATTTGTGATTTTTCTTGAAATAAAAGCAAATGATACTTATGGATATAGTATTAGTGATTTTACAGCAGTAGGGTGTTAAAATGAAATTGATACAAAAAAACTTTGATAATGTGTTTTTGATATTGATAAAAATCACCGAAATTTAATAGCATTGGTAAAACAAAAGATTTATAAAGTTTAAAATATATTATATATTATCACCTCTTTTTGCCCAGGAGGAGGTTTATGTCATCTTCTTGAGTTGGCCTAAAAATCCTCCCAGGGTTTTAAAAACAAAAGATTTATAAAGTTTAAATCATTTAATTTATTATATTATTATAAGTGAAATCAAATAAAATAAAATAAAATCAAATGAAATCAAATGAAATCAAATAAATTAAAATTAAATGAAACATTATGCTTCTATTGTGGTAATATCATAGATAGGTTAAAAACTAAAAAGAGATTATTTTGTTCTGATAAATGCAGAATTAAATATTGGAAAGGAATTCATAAAAAATTATGGAAAGAAGGGGATATAGTAGTTAATCCAGATGATAAGCCAAAATAATTATTCAATTAAATTCTGGAGGACTAATTAAATAGGACTCACAGAGCAAGGGAGGTATAAAAATGCAAACAAATGCACCAAATTGGGTTCAGTATATAACTGGTCTTTTAGCTCTTGTATTAGTAATTGGAAGTTTTACTTGGATGACTCCACAAGAGGTAACAGTTCCAGATGTTCCAACAGCAAGTGAGATTGCATCAGCTGTTTTGGCAGGAATAAGTATTCCAGAAATAGGAAACTATGATGAGATTTTAGCGAAGATATGTGAAAGTGATACTGTTGATTGTTATGGAACATATGTAAGCAAAGATGACCAAAAAAGTATAGGAGAGGCAGTATTCACAAACGAATTAGCACTTAATAATGTTACTGGTGATAATGAAACATATGAAGACCTTCTGGAATTATTGAATTTAGATGAAGCATATTTCATTAACATCAATACAAGAGACCAAAGTGAATATCAAGCAACAGTTGCAGATAAAGAGGCAAGAGATGATGGAGATTATTCTGTTAGCCAACTAATAAGAGTTAAATGGATTGATGAAGATTATCCAGATGACACTGAAACAGCTTACTATTTAGTAAATTCAGAAATAGATGGTTGGAATGGAACAATCTATGAAGATTTTGATTTAGTTTCTGTTGAAGAATCTACAAGAGATTTTGAATTTTAGTGACCTCAAATAACTTTCTTTATTTTTTTCCTTTCTTTTTTCAAAACAATAAATTTATATAATACCCCATATTTGTAATATTAATAAAAACACTTTATTGAAAGGAGGAAAAACCATATGAAAAAAAATTGGTACCAATCTAAAACAGTATGGGGCTTTGGATTAGCTGCACTAATTGCTTTAGCACAAACATTTGGGATAACTTATAGCGAGACAGCAGTAGCAAATATAGGCCAAATACTATCTTTGTTTTTTGGTGGATATGGACTTAGAAAAGCAGTTGATTAAGAAAAATCTTTAATCCTAATAAAACCACAATTTAATTTCTTTTTTGTTTTGTTTTTCTTTTATTTATTTCTTCATAGTGTTCAAGAATATGGCAATTTCTACATAGTATTTCTATATTTTCTATCTTATTATTCTTTCTATTTCTATCTTTATGATGCACTAATAAAACTTTTATTTCTTTTATTCCACATCTTTCACATTTCTTTTGTTTTTTCTTAAAAATATTTTCTCTACAATAACTTATCCCACCTTTCCAATTAGGATTGTTTATCCCTTGTTGGTCTTTTCTTCCTGGTTTTCTACCATACATTGGATTATTTTTACCTGAAAAATCTGCATGATTTTCTTTCATCTTTTTCTTTGTTCTTTCTAATACTATATGACCAGAATTAATTTCACTTATTCTTCTATTTCTTTCCTTAACCTTATCACTATCTCTATTTTCTTTCCACCAATTTTTCATAAATTTGCTATGATTATATTTCATTTAAAAATTTTAATGCTTTTTTAGCAGATATTCTCCATGTAAAATTCTTACTATCTTCTAAAGCTCTTTTACCTTTTTCTTTAACTTCATTTTGATGTTCAAATGCTTCTCTCATTAAATTTTTTAAATATTCTATATTTGGAATAGCCCAACTAACAGATTCATATTGGATATCATTTTCCACATCAACTAAAGTATAATCAATAGACCAACTATTTTTATCATTCATATAATCTTGTTGTCCTCCAAATCCTGTTTGGATTGTTGGCAAACCACAAGCCATTGCTTCAATCCCTGGAATATTGAAAGCATCTGCTCTTTGAGCACAAACATAAACATCTACTTGGTTGTAAAATTCTGATAATCTATTATATGGAATATTATCACAATTTATTTTTATTGTTGGTTTGTTTTTTGGTAGATTTAATCCTTTTAAATATTGTTCAATTAGTTGTGGATTAATATATGAAGGATTTAATTTCAAAAGCAATTCTACTGGTTCATCTTTTTTAAATTCTTCACAAAATGCTTTGATTACATATTGGACTCCTCCTCTATCCCACAATGTTCCTCTCCAACCCTTATTGCAGAGGAAAACAAATTTGTCTTTTTTTGTTGGTTGTGGTTTGAAAATGTTTGTGTTTACTCCATGAGGCACTATTTTGATATTGTTTACAAATTCTTGTTCATCTTTACTTAATTGTTCTGGATACCCACTTTCATTAGTATGTTGTTCTATAAAAAATGTTCTTATTATAGCATCTTTAGTATGTTGACTTGGAACCCAAATCTGATTTACTTTCCTATCACAAAGATATTCCACCCAATACTTCGGGATTTTATCTCCTTCCCAAACTAAAAACCCCACGAATTTTTCACAATCACTCATATGAAGTCTCCAAAATTGTGGCTGAGAGACTGAAATTGTAACATCTGCTTTCCTTGGTTCTTTTGTAATCATATTAAGTTCTGCATCATTAGCAAAACGAATCCAATCTGGTGGTAAAGGAACTTCAAGTTTTATATCTGGATTGATTTCATATAAAGCATTTACAAGTTGCCTGCAATGATTTGAATATCCATCTGTTCCGAATATGGTTCCACAAAAATTTATTTTCATTTTCTTTTTGGTTTTGATTTTATAATTGAAAACTTTATTCTGTTCTTGCTTTCTCCATTGATATCCATATTTGTATCAATACCTAAATCAAAAAAGATTTTCAAGTTTATAAAATCTTCAAGTTCTTTCTCCATATTTTTTAGGAATTCTTTAAGTTTCATTTTTTAGTACCTCCTTATTGTATTTAGTTAAAAAATCACCTTTTTCTTTGAATTGTTTTTTACACCATTTTTTAAATGTTTCATCATCAAGTTTTACTTTTTCGCTGTAGTCAG